AATTCTTTTTTGCTGGTTCTGGCCTGTCCCAGCTCATCGTTCATCATGGCCAGTTTCAGTTGTGTTTCCATACTCCTATTATACCATGTTTTTCACTGCTTTGCAATTGTGCGGTGTTGCCTATATATAAAGTTTATGTAGAGACTGTCACCACCGTCACCAGAAAGGAACAAAAATGAGAGAAAAGACCGTAGAATCGAAGTTTACGAGTGCTGTGACAGCAAAGGGCGGTCTGGCGGTCAAGTTCACGTCTCCCGGATTTAACGGGATGCCCGACCGCTTGGTGATGTTCCCCGGCGGCAGGATCGCCTTTGTGGAGATCAAGGCTCCCGGCGAAAAGCCCCGTCCGCTGCAGCGGCTTCGCATCAGAACACTTCGGCGGCTGAGCTTCAAGGCATTTGTGCTGGACAGTCCAGAGCAGATCGGAGGGATTATTGATGCAATACAATCCACATGATTATCAGAAATACGCCATCGACTTCATCGAGACACACCCACAGGCAGCCGTTCTCTTGGGATGCGGTTTAGGCAAAACGAGCATTACGCTGACGGCACTGAATGACCTGATGTTCGACCGATTTGAAGTCCGAAAGCCCCTGATCATCGCCCCCATTCGTGTATGCAGAAATAGCTGGGCAGCCGAGATTGAAAAGTGGGATCATCTCAAAGGGCTGACCTACAGTCTGGTTCTCGGCAGCCGCGACCAGCGCCTTGCAGCTCTCCGGCAGAAAGCCGATCTGTATATCATCAACCGCGAGAATGTCCAGTGGCTCATCGAGAACAGCGGAATGCCGTTTGACTTCGATATGGTGGTGATCGACGAGCTGTCCAGTTTCAAGAACCATCAGTCCAAGCGCTTCAAGGCTTTGCGGAAGGTACGTCCTTTCGTGAAGCGTATCGTCGGGCTGACCGGTACGCCCTGCAGCAACGGTCTCATGGATTTGTGGGCGCAGTTCCGGCTGCTTGACAAAGGAGAACGCCTCGGCAAGAGAATCGGGCAGTACCGCGATGCCTACTTCACCCCGGACTGGAACGGCTTTACCTATTCTCCGCGCAAGGGTGCGGACAAGGCAATCTACGCCAAGATCTCCGACATCAGCATTTCCATGAAAACCACCGACCACCTGAAGATGCCGGAACTGGTGATGACCGCTGATTCCGTTGAGTTGGATGAAGCGGCGGCAACGGTCTACAAAGACATGGAACAGGAAATGTGTCTGGATTTCACCCGCGATTCCATAACGGCAGCAAATGCGGGTGTCCTGTGCGGAAAGCTTACGCAGCTTGCCAGCGGTGCAGTTTATGGTGACGGTGGCAGTGTGATGCAGATACATTCACACAAGCTGGATGCGCTGGAAGACCTCATCGAAGCGCAGAACGACAAGCCGGTGCTGATTGCTTACTGGTACAAGCATGAGCGTGACAGCATCATGGAGCGTTTCGACTGCCGGGAGATCAAGACCGATGCCGACATCGCCGACTGGAACAAGGGCAAAATCCCGGTCGCACTGATTCAGCCTTCTTCCGCAGGTCACGGTCTGAACCTCCAGTCCGGCGGCAGCACCATCATCTGGTACACGATGCCGTGGTCGCTGGAGCTGTATCAGCAGACGAACGCCCGCCTCTGGCGACAGGGGCAGCAGTCCGAAACGGTCGTCATCCACCACCTCGTGGCGGCGGGTACGATCGACGAGGACATCATGAAGGTTCTGGAAAACAAGGACAAGACACAGGCGGCGATGATGAATGCGGTGAAAGCGAGGGTACGAGAATGAAAGAATACTGGGAGCAGGCGGAACGACTCCGCCGCCGTATCAATCGTAAGATACACGAAATTCACCTGCTGCGTCAGCGGGCGGAGGGCATGAACGGCAGCGGCATCAACGATATGCCGAAGACGGTATCGCCCGACCGCAGCAAAATGGAAGGCACCATTTTCAAGATCATGGCGCTGGAACAGGATATACAGAAAACGCAGGCAGAATACGATGCGCTGATCGCGGATATGGAAACCCGCATCAATGCCGTGCAGGACGGTGATGCCCGTGACCTTCTGCGTAAAAGATACCTCGAATTCCTGCCGTGGTCGGAGATCATGAAGGAAATGGGATACAGCAAGTCCCACGTGTTCCGACTGCACAGCACAGCCGTAGCTGCCTTGAAAAGTTGGGACACCGTGGGACTTGCAAACACCGGTAATGTGTGATATAATGTATAATAGAAGAATATGTATAGAGCCGTTGTGGGTATCCGCAGCGGCTTTTGTTATGCCCGAAGGAGGTGTCGGCGATGCCGAGGAAGGCAATGAAACCGTGCAAGCACCCCGGCTGTCCGAGGCTGACCGATGGTGCGTACTGCGACGAACACAAGCACCTGCACCCAGACCGTCCGTCTGCCGCCAAGCGTGGCTACGGCAGCAAGTGGCAGCGTGTCAGCAAAGCGTACCTGCGGAAGCATCCGCTGTGCGTGAAGTGTCTGGCACATGGAAAGTATGTGACGGCAACTGTTGTCGATCATATTGTTCCGCATCGTGGCGATCACTACCTGATGTGGAGCGACACGAACTGGCAGGCGCTGTGCAAGCCCTGTCACGATAAGAAGACCGGAACTGAGGACAGCAGACCTGAATACGCTTACTGAATAATTCCTTTCGCCTAACATATAATAGTTTTTAGGAGAAAATATGCCTAACCACTTGACTTTTCGCCTAAATTCATTTATAATTAGGAGAAAGGAGCGTGAGAATATGAGAAACTTCGATTACCGTGAACTTACAGGTCGTTCTTGGGACAGTGAGATTATCGGGCTTGTGGCACAGATTCATGAATACAAGGGCAGACAGGAGCTTTATCTGAAGCAGAAGCCCGCAGAGCTTGACCGACTGATTGAGATTGCAAAGGTACAGAGTACAGAAGCGTCCAATGAAATTGAGGGAATCCGCACAACCAATACACGCCTGCTGCAGCTTGTACGGGATAAGACAACACCCCGTAACCGTGATGAGGAAGAAATCATGGGTTACCGTGATGTGCTGAATACGATTCACGAGAACTTCGAGTTTATTCCAATCACGTCCAATTATATCCTGCAGCTCCACCGTGATCTGTATCAGTATTCCCATAAGAGCATTGGCGGAACTTTCAAGAACACCCAGAACTATATCAGCGCAACGGATGCAGAGGGACGAGAGTTTGTTTTGTTTACACCGCTTGCCCCGTATGAAACGCCTCCGGCAATTGATGCAATTTGTGAAAGCTATAACCGTATGATTGATATGCAGGAGCTTGACGCTTTGCTGCTGATACCCGTGTTCATTCACGACTTTCTCTGCATACACCCGTTCAATGACGGCAACGGCAGAATGAGCCGCCTGCTGACTACCCTGCTGCTGTATCGCTCCGGCTATGTGATCGGCAGGTATATCTCCCTTGAAAGCAAGATTGCCAAGAACAAAAACCTTTACTACGATGCTTTGGAGCAGTGTCAGAAAGGCTGGAACGAGAACACAGAAGATCCCACGCCTTTTATCAAGTATCTGTTGCAGACCATTCTTGCGGCGTACCGTGACTTCGAGGATCGTGTGGCAATGATTGATGAAAAGCTGCCCGCAATCGAAACGGTGCGCCGTGCGGTTTACAACAAGATCGGAAAGTTTACCAAAAGTGAGGTCATGGAGCTTTGTCCGACACTTAGCAAGGCTTCCATTGAGAATGCAATCAAGCAGCTTGTGGAACAGGGATTGCTTGTAAGGCACGGAACAGGACGCAGCACATTCTATACTAGAAGTGATGCACAATAAAGATGAGAGCATCTGTCGTGAAAGCGGCAGATGCTTTTTTATGCACTGGTCGGGCGTTATGCAAGCCGTGTCACGACCGGAAAACCGGAAGCGAGGACACCAGACCGGAATATTCATATTGACCGGGGGCGGGCTGGGGGCAGCCCGGCGGGGGTATCGAAATCTCTACGGAGCTGCGATCACAAGACCGGCGCCCCCTCTCACGCACAAAAAGTGCAGTTCAAACACCCGATTACCCCCCTCGAATATTTTACAAGCCGAAACCCGCGTGATTCCGGCATTTTTTATAGGCAGGTGATGATATGGCAAAGGACGGTACAAACCGTGGCGGACGCAGAGTCCGTGCAGGCGACAAGCCGAAACCTCTCGCCGAGAAAATTGCCGCAGGAGAGGATGCCGACATCATCGAATTCACCCCGACCGCACTGGAGGGAGCAGACCTTGATGATGCCGCCGATCTCGTTGGTGAGGATATGCCCTCGCCGAGTGAATACCTCTCGGCACGGCAGAAGGACGGCAAGCCCCTCGGCGCGGATGAAATCTACAAGGAAACATGGATCTGGCTGAAGAATCGCGGCTGCGAAAAGCTGGTGAACAAGCGACTGCTCGAAAGCTATTCGCTGGCGTTCGCTCGTTTTATTCAGTGCGAGGATGAGATCTCGACCTACGGTCTGCTCGGCAAGCACCCGACGACCGGCGGCGTGGTGGCATCACCGTTCGCATCTCTCAGTCAGTCCTACCAGAAGCAGGCAAACGTCCTCTGGTATGAGATTTTTGATATCGTGAAGCAGAACTGCACAACCAAATTCGACGGCTCTCCGCAGGACGACCTGATGGAGCAGCTACTCCGCAGCAGGAAGTGAGGTACACATGAAAACAACGACTGATTTTCAGCTTGTCGCCACCGACAAGCTCATCCCCTATGTGAATAATGCCCGCACCCATTCACCGGAGCAGATAAAAAAGCTGCGTTCCTCGCTGCGTGAGTTCGGTTTTGTCAATCCCGTCATCATCGACCGGGAGTACAATGTCATCGCAGGTCACGGCAGACTGATGGCGGCGAAGGAGGAAGGCATCACGAAAGTGCCGTGTGTCTATGTTGACCACCTGACCGACGCACAAAAGAAAGCCTACATCCTTGCGGATAACCGCATGGCAATGGACGCAGGCTGGGACGAGGAACTGCTCGCCGTGGAGATGCAGGAACTGCAAGACCTCGGCTACGACCTCGCCATGACTGGCTTTGACGAAAAGGAACTGGCTGACCTGTTCTCTGACGGCACGGACTCCGATGCGAAGGATGACGATTTCGACCTGACTTCTGCGCTGGAGAAGACTTCCTTCGTGGAGCGCGGCGACGTGTGGACGGTCGGCAGGCATCGCCTCATGTGTGGTGACGCGACCAGCCCCGAAGATGTAAATACACTTATGGGCGATACGAAAGCAAACCTCATTCTGACCGATCCGCCCTACGGTGTATCTTTCAAAAGCTCCAGCGGACTCACCATTCAGAACGACAGCATGAAGAACGAGGAGTTTTATAACTTCCTGCTGGCTTCATTTCAGTGCATGGCGGCACACCTCGAAAAAGGCGGCGCGGCTTATGTGTTCCATGCTGATACGGAAGGACTGAATTTCCGCCGTGCATTCGTCGATGCGGGATTCCACCTTGCAGGGTGCTGCATCTGGGTGAAGGACAGCCTTGTGCTGGGACGCTCGGATTATCAGTGGCAGCACGAACCGGTGCTGTACGGCTTCATGCAGAATGGCAAGCACAAGTGGTATTCCGACCGCAAGCAGACGACCATCTGGAATTTTGACAAGCCGAAGCGCAATGCGAACCACCCGACCAGCAAGCCGCTGGATCTGCTCGGTTATCCCATCGGCAACTCCACACAGGAGAACGCCGTGGTCATCGACACCTTCGGCGGCAGCGGCTCGACGCTCATGGCTTGTGAGCAGATGAACCGCATCTGCTACATGATGGAGCTTGACGAAAAATACGCCTCCGTCATTCTCCGCCGTTATGTCGAGGACACCGGGAATGCCGAAGGCGTGTATGTAATTCGTAACGGACAGCAGATTCCTTATACCAATCTGGTAAAAGAGGTTGAAGTGAATTATAATGACAACAAGTAATAATCTTTTACAATGAGAGCTTTCTTAGTCTAAATTTGAATTCTTTTCTAATATTTCCGTTTTCATCTTCATCATCTTCATATTTATAATCAATTAATTGGAATTCGCCTTGATAATAGTATTCTTGAGACGAAAACTTTACAAACAAATATATTTTTTTACAGTTTATGTTTGAATTAATAATTGCATTATTACCTTTAGTAATTTTTTGATTTCCATTTCGACCTTCTCCAGAGTATATATAGTCACCATCATTCGTCCAATGATCATGATATACAAAAAAACCATTTTTGGAGCCAATTGATGATATTAGAACAATTGAATTGTCTGTTACATTTATTCCACGACCAAATCCTCTAATATTGATTCCGAACTTTTCTTCAACTTGCTGATATGAAAGAACAGGGGATCTCGATAAAAACTGTACATGATAGTCATCACCAAATGACTGTTCAAGATTTCTTCTTGACGTTTTTTTATTATGTGAAATGAATTCCGTGTTTTCAAGATTTTTTCGGCTTTTTTATTCAGATCTAGTTCTTTGTTTTTTTGTATTTCTTGAATTATATAAGATTGGATTGTGCTATCTTTTGCAACGAGATTGTCTTCAAACGAATCGGGATATATAAATCTAATGCTATTTTCTGTTCCAAACTTGATGAGTAGACGATTATCAGAATGCTCGATAATCGTTCCTTTTCCATACTTTTTATGAATAACTATCTGGTTTCTTAAATCCATTTATATACCTTCCTTTTTGTTTATATCAGAATTTAGTTCTTATTTATTTTTATTACTGCGAAAGCACCAAAGATGATCATCAAAATGCCAATAGCGAAGCAAATAATTCCTCCAATTAAAAATTCATTTCCTATACCGACATAGAAACAAATAAATACGATAAAACCTACTATAACAGCAAGTACTGTATATCTTACTAATCTGAGAATTTTTTTATTCAACAAAAATTCGCAATAAATGGTTCCATATTTATCCTTTGATACGTGTAATTACGATTTCCTTACTATGATTATACAGCGCATCCGCCAATATGTCAATATCTGGAGGCACTGTAATATGCACAAAAATCGGAAAAACCGTCCCGCACATATTCTCCGTTTTACAGTCTTGCTATCTGTGCGATTCAGAGTTAACACCCAAGTTTGCCACTTAAAAAAGCAAAAACAAGCCGTTAAGGAATAGAAAATCGGCTATATAGCATCAAAAGTGACGCAATATAGCCGATTGATATTTTTGATAAAATAGCACCACTATCAT